CGGGCCAGCGGAGCCCAGGTACGACAGCGCGTCGCGCTTGTCCTTACCGTACAGCAGCTCGATGTCGTCGAGTTCCAGCCAACGGGTGTAGTACATCCGCTTCCAGGTGCGCGGGTCGTACTCGCGCGCGTTCGGGTCGGGGATGACGTCGGTCGGGTCGTCGACCACGATCTTAATCTCGCCCAGGATGTTGGTGTCGAAGTCCATGCGGATGTCGAACCAGCCGCGCTCGGCAATGAAACCGTCGGTAACGAGCAGTGCTTCCTTGAGGTCGTACTTCTGCGAGGCGGTGACGTGCTGGGTGAGCTTGGTCAGGGTCTCGGCGACCTCTTCGGTGCCGTTCTTCGCCGGTTTGTAGGCAATATCCGCGCGCCGCTGGGTGTATTCACCGACCATGGTGTTGATCGTCGGCAGCACCTCGTTGATGGTGAGCGCCGGCCGGCCCTGTTTGGCCAGTTTCTCGGCATCTTCGGCCGACCACTGCTCGCCGATGTAGTACGCCTCGAAGCGCTTGGCATCGAGCACGTAGGCAGCGTGCCCATTGTCACGCGCATGCACGTAATTCTGCATCTGCTCGTGGGCGAGGTTGTTCGTACCGGTCTGCGTTTCCATTTCGGTCCTTTAGAAAACTACGAAGCCATCGCGGAGCGCGCTTGGCGGTTCATGTGCTTCTTCAATTTCTCCCGCCAGGTCGGCGGAACCTCTGCGACCGGGCGCCGAGGCGGCGCGATCTCAGTAATCAACAACCCGATCCAGGCGAGCGCATCGACCACGTCGTCGTGCTTGCCACCGGACCCAAAAGACAGTAATTCGCGCGTCACATCGGTCATCCAGGGCTTGTCCTGCGGCTTCGGGAAGCGCACCCGGCCCTGCTGCATGCGGCCCTGAATGGAGCGCGCGCGGGAGAACTTGTCGCGTTTGCCGGGCAGCAGCTTTTCCACGTACATGCTGGTCAACTTGCGCTCTTGCTGGCGCTTCTCCAGGTACGGCCCGATGGCCAGCTCGATCTGACCGCGCTCGATGCCGACCACGTCCGGTTTCCACTCCTGATACGAGTCGAGAATCTTGTCGGACAGTTCGAACGAACCCCACCGGCCGCGGATCACGTCCACCACCCAGAGGGTGTCGTCAAAGTCGATACCGACCACGACCCCGACCGAGTAGTCGTTCGATTCCTTGATGCCGATCGCCAAGTCCCAGGCGGCGTAGTAGCGCAGCGTCGGGGGCAAGGCGTCCTTCTCGTAGAACACGATGTCCTTACGCTTGAAATACTCGCCGTCTTCAGGAACCGGGTTCTGCTGATACAGCGCTTCCCAGTCACGCGGCGCCATGTTGGCCTTGATGCGCCCATAGGCAGCGACGTCGTAGCGCGCCGGGTGCAGGGCCTCGCCCTTCTTGCGGTACTTCTCGTCCTCGGTAGCGATCGCCGGGAAGTTCAGCACCCGCCAGGGCTCGCCGCCCGTGTCCTGCAAGGCGATCTGCCAGCCAGCCAGGTCATCCATGTGCCAGCGCTGCAGCATCAACAGCACGCCACCGCCTGGTGCCAACCGGGTGTAGGCCACCGTCGCGTACCAGTCCTGAACGGATTGGCGTTCGGTGGCGCTGTCGGCTTCTTCTTTGTTCTTGACCGGGTCATCGATGACCAGGACGTGCGCGCCGCGACCCACGATCGGACCGCCGACGCCCGCCGCGAGATACCCGCCGCCGGCCACCGTGGTCCACTGGTCGATCGCCTGACTGTCCGGTGACAGGCGGGTTTCGAACACCGTCCCGTAGCCGCGATCACGTAACAGATCACGCACGCGCCGCGAGAACGAGCCCGCCAGCGACGCCGTGTGGGAGCAGGAAATGATGTCGTGCATCGGGTGCCGGCCCAGGTGCCAGGCCGGGAAGTTGACCGACACCAGTTCGGACTTACCGCTACGCGGGGGCAGCGTGATGATCAGCCGTGGCGAACGCTCGGCGGCCACCTCGTCACTGAACCACTCGAGAGCGGCAGCGATCTCGCGATGCACCCAGCCCGCTTGGTAATCTGGTTTGAAGCGCAGCACGAACGGCAGGAACCGCCGGCGTGCCAGTACGCGCATGGCCATCTCGCGCTCAGCGTCGGACACGACCGCCTCTTGTTTGGCTACGACCTCGGCAGCTTTGGCCACGGCGCGCTCGGCCTGTTTGCGGGCGGTGACCTTGTCGTGCATGCGCTTGGTCGCGGCCGGGTTAATCACCCGTGTGAGCTTCTTGGCTTCGCGGTTGACCTGGGCTTTGGCAATGACCTTCTCCATCCGGCGCAGGCGCATGGCGGCTTTGTTCGAAGCATGTAGCGCGTCGCTGGCGATGTTGGAACAGGCGACGCAGATGGCATTCGGCAAGCGATTGCGCATCGCGCCACGCGGCTTCTCTTCCAGGCAGCGCGGACAACGGTACAACTTGACCGGCTTAAACTCCGTCATCGGGGGTCGCGTCGGGGGCAGGCTGGCTGTCGTCCGGGATCATGGTGTACTCGGCGTCGATGACGGACGGTGGCAGCCCGGTCATCTTGATCAGCTCCTCCGTGCTCAGTGCTTCGAGCTGAGAGCGACGTACGGCGCCCTGCTTGTGCTCGACTGTGATCTTCTTCTCCTCAACCGCGTAGTGGCCCTGCATCTTGGCCAACTCGCGCCAGGCCATGACCATCTCCGTGGCGGTGGCCGAGGCGCGCACGGCGTCGAGGAACCCCTGCAAGACATCGTCGCGAGTGACCTTGACACGGTCGGCGGACTCCTGCCGGCCCACGGCAATCGCATGCGCGACGGCCGGGAGGCGGAGGATGCGGGACGCGCAGTCCTCGGGATTGACGTAGCCGGCTGCGCGCGCGGCGGCCGGACCCGACAGGCCACTGAGGTAATGATTCACGAGCACCCGCTGCTGGTTGGACAGCTCGGGTATCGGTTGCAGGTCGGTGGGCATACGGGGCGGGATTACGCTCCGGTGTAGTAGGTGATGTTCCAGCGCCAGATGGTCTGCAGCTGCGCCGGTGCTACGAACGTGGTGGCCGTAGCGAGCACGCTCGACTTCAGCGGGGTCTTAAAGTTGTGGCTGATGACCTTCGTTGCCGTGCCCGCCGCGCTGGCGATCTGCTCCGTCGTGAAGGCTGGATTGCCCGGCAGATTGGTCGTCGTGATGACCACGCCGGCACCGGCGGCGATACCGACCACACCGTAGAGCTTGACCAGCTCGATGGCCGTGATGTAGTGGTACTGGCCGGCTACGCTCGGGAGCGTCGCAGTGGCGCCATTGTTGATGGCAGCGGTGGCTGTGACGAGCAGGTCAGCGGCTGGGCCGTTGACCGTACCCGTAATCTGTAACCAGCCAGTGCTTAGGCGGACAAACGTGAAGCCTGTGTCGAGATCGCCGACAATCGACCGGTGCGAGATCTGTGCTTCGTCGGCGATACGAGCGGCGGCGTTCGCATAAAACAGGTCCACATGGCGCATGGTAAGTCACTCTCCGAATAAGAACGGGCAATAGGGCCGTTATCCTCGGGCGATGATGGCGTACTTCGGGCGGGGACTGCCTAGTAATTGAGCAGGTCTTCGAGCGTCAGGTCATCCGGCACTTCGCCGGTGCCCAAGCAATTCATGCACGGCGTGGTGAGGACGTGGCGAATGACGTCGCCGTCGCGGCCTTCGACTTCGCCGCGGGTTTCAGCTTCGCCTTCGCAGGTGGGGCAGATCACAGCGCGTATACCGCCCGTTCCCAGCGGTCCTTGCAGAACACACCGGCACAGGTCTTGATCTCGACCGGGAGCCACTGCATGTTCGCCACCGCGTCACACCCGCCATTAACAAGCGGGAGGACATGGTCTTTCTGCCAGCGCGGGCAGGCGCCGGTCTTCAGGTTGGTGGACGGGCACGGATGGAGGCGCTGGAACGCGGCCGTCACGGCAGAGCTGCGGACGATCACCCCGTTGGCGTCGCGTTTGGGCGCGCCGCAGTACCGAGTCTCGTCGAGCGGACCCGCTGAGGCCGGCAGGGTGTAGAGCGCGAGGCACGCGAGCACCAGGCCCACGGCGGTCCAGAAGAAGAAGAGCTTCCTGGCGCGGCGATTACGCGCGGCGATGACGCGGCCGTGGAACGTACAGGCGCTGTCCCAGGCGGACGGGAGCGGATAGTCCACCGGAGCGGGCGACTTGAGCTTGACGAAGCGCATTAGTTGCGCCCCTCGTCCCACAGCTGGCGCTGAGTTGGGGTCAGCGCTGCGAACGAGCGCAGAATCGGGCGCGGCATCTGGAGGTCGACCTGCGTCCAGTCGGTGGCTTTGAAGTCCACCTCGAAGCCGTGCCAGGTGCCGACGGAACCGTCGGGGTACACCATGTCGACATGCGAGCGATACCGGACCTTCGTACCGGGCTCGAAGATGCCGAGCAGCGGGGCACGATTCACTACGAACTCAGAGCCAGGTACGAGAAAGATGAAGGAGCGGTAGCCGTCGCCGTTCCAGGTGTCGCGGGTCACAGCCCCACCGTTGTTGATCACATCCAGCGCTTGAGCGTAGTTCATGGCGGAGATCCTCTGGGTTAGCGGGCCTGTTCGCGACCGCGATACAGGAAGTCGGGAGTGCGTGGGCGAGTGTCGACCGGGGCAGCGGCCGGAGGCGGCACGGCATGGCGGGCCTGATTGTCCTGGCCGAGGGCGTAGCCGTTCTCCTGGAGCCACACCTCAAACGGTTTGTCAGTCAAACCCTGGGTGACTTCCTCGGTGTGTTTGTTCTTGAGGCGCAGGGTGTCCGGTGCAGCGACAGCGGCGCCGGCCTGAGCAGCGCCCGCCTGAGCGGGTGCCATGAGTGTGTCCCAAAGTGAAGGCATTCGTAGTTCCTTAGTGGTAAGTTTCGTGGACGTTGGCCACGAGGCCAGCGGCGGTGGCCGCAGCAGTGAGTAACGCAGCCGAGTCGGGCCCCGAGATTACGAGACAAAGAACGTCGTGGCCGTCGGGGGCATCAAAGCGATACGTCCAGGTACACGTGCCGTCGTTGGTCTTCTCGCTATGCCGGGCGACGAACTCTTCCAGAGTTTCGCTCTCGGCTTCGGGCGCGATGGCTAAGTTCATGGCAACATCGTCGCAGACGGCCGGGTGGGGCTGCTTATTAATTGGGCACCGCCTCGAGTGCGCCCATCGTCGCTTGCGGGGTCAGGCGGCATCGCCCAGAGAGGTCGCGCGCAGCCAACTTAGTTTCGTCACAGGGCACCGTGTCCGTCGGTGGCGGTGTGTCCGTCGGTGGCGGTATGTCCGTCGGTGGCGGCGCTACGATCGGCGGTGGTGTCGTGACATCGGTTGGCGCGGGGGATTGCCCGCCTCCGCAGCTGGCGATGACCGTGGCCAACACGATCGGCATCCCGTACCAGACCCAGAAGCTCGCGTTACGCTCCACAGTAGGGGCACCCGGTGGCGTTGCGGGCTTCGGCGGCGAGCAGCAGGACCACCGCCGGCGCATCCGGGGTGTTGCACTCGGTGATGAACGTGCGGCCGTGATGCCGGGCGATGACCCGAATACGTCCGTGGTACGCACCTG